GAAGATTACTGGATGACCTTCTTCCTCCACGAGCCCAAGTACAAAACCAAGGTGATCGGCAAGACAATCATCTACTGGCCGGTCGAAGAGAAGGAGGCTGCCTGATGAAACTAGATGTCACCCAACACCCGTCGCGCGCAAAGGAGGGACGAGCACCCTGGTGCGTTGATACCAGGACCGCCCTCGAGGATGGCAAAATAAAGTATTTCGCCACCGAGCAGGAGGCTTATGCCTACATCGACCGACTCGAGGACGAGCTGCAGCTCAACACAGATGGCGCATGGGACTGGACGTTCTACGATCTGCTCGGCTTCGAGAAGGACAAGCCTGTCGGCGCCTGGGTCAAGCATCTGCAAACCCAGTACGACAAGGGCAAGATCAGCAAATCGAGCTGGTCTGAAAAACATCGTCACGCGAAAGATTTCCTGACGCTCAAGGTGAACAACAAGAGCACCGCCCAGCTCAAGGTCCGCGACCTGGAGATGAAGCATGTCCAGCTGCAGCTGCTCGATCAGATGGCTGTCGGTCGCACCGCGAAGACAGTCAAGAACATCCTCACCAGCCTCCGCGCCATGAACCGTTACGCCATCCTAGTCGGCTGCCGGAAGACTGATCCTTGGCAGGGCGCGATTGCCATCGGCGAGATCGAAGGCAAGGCAACAGACGGCAAGGTCGAGCGTGTCCAGCCGGCAGCGGTCAAGTCGATCATCGAGGCGATGGATCCCTGGTGGGCGCTCATGGCTACCTTCGCCAGCTCGACCGGGCTGCGGCAGGGCGAGCAACGTGCGCTGACCTGGGCGGACCTGGACCTGGATGGATCCAAGGTCGATGTCAACAAAGCGGTCAAGCACCGGGCTGAGGTCGGCCCTCCAAAGTCGCCCAAGGGCTACCGGAAGGTCACGCTGCCCAGGGGCCTGGCGATCCAGCTGCGCGAGCTCTACATCAAGCGCGGCCGGCCGGCCAAGACCGAGCTGGTCTTCCCGACCAGGACGGGCGCCATCATCAGCGACAGCCGGTTCCAGGAGAACATGGACAAGGCTTGTGCCAAGGCCGTCGTCGAAAAGATCCGGTGGCACGATCTGCGCCACTATTACGCCAGCCAGCTGCTGCGCGCTTTCAAAAATGACTGGTGGACGATCACCAACCTGATGGGCCACGAAAGCGTCCAGACGACGCAAGAGACCTACGGGCACTGGATTGAAGATGAGGAAAAAGATGCCCACATGCTGGACGCTGTGAGCTCGATCTTTGAATAAATCAATATGCCTTTAATGGCGATTAGGGCCGCGCTGGCGGCCCTTTCTATTTAGGGGTGGGTTAGTAGCCGGCCATGTGTCCATCAGCTCGCTCAGCTCCTCCTGACTCCCGTATGGCACGATCTCCTTCTTCGGCTCGCTCGAGACCCGCCGCCGATTCGTGGCGACGGGTTTCTTTTGCTGCTTGGTGGAATCGGATCGCGAGGTCATCGAGCTGCTCAGCTGTCATCGACCTGGTCAGATACGAGCCGAGGGCCAAGACCCGCAGCTCCCCCAGCACTGGCCAGACTAGCAGCTCCGCTGAGCTCTTCGATGTCTTGGCGCCGGTAGTAATACCGCCGGCCTGTGCGGATCTTCTCAATGCCCTGGGCATCAAGGAGCCGAGCTGTTTTCTGACGCGCCGCATCGCCGTCACTACCGAATAGGACAAGGCTTGCCTCCGCTGTTGTCATCATTGCGCCGACCATCAGATTGCATCCCAACTAGCGGCCGCGCCTGGTGCAGCTGCAGGAGCTGGTGCGGGAGCAGGTGCCTGGTCGCGGGGCTTGTTCGGATAGATGGCAAAGGTGGCAACCTTGGGGAAGTTCTTAACGTCCTCGCCATCTCTGAGAGACAGCGTGATGCTGAGCTCGACACCGGCATCAACCAGGATCTTGCCAAGCTCGTCGCACTTGGCTTTCTGCTCGGCGGTCATCGGCTCGAAGCGCCGCGTGGCCTCGTTGAAGTCGGTTCGATACTGGATCCAGGCGGTGGCCCGATACAGGTTGGGCGCCTGATTCGGTGCAGCTGCTTTGATGTCTTCACGCAGCTTGATCTCAGCGCGGCTGAGGTGAGGTGAGCTCATGATCTTTCTCCCGTGTTGGCTTGTTCGTATTTCTCTTCGTAGAAACTTTTGACCAGCTCGAAGAGCTGCTGGTTATTCTCCTTGAGCTTCTTGAGCTCCTGAAAATTGGTGGTGAACCAGCCGGATAGCTTCGCAGCGCCGCCGTCCTCACCAGCCAGTTTCTTGATGATGTTCATGGCGCTGTTAGCCCAGGGCTCCCAGGGATCCCGCTCAGGCTCAGCTGCTGCCGGCTCTGGCGCTGGCTCAGGTGCAGCTGCGCGCTGTGGCCTCGACGCTTTGAAGTCGTCGGCCTCCTCCTCGGAATAAACATACCCGGCCACATTGATGAGCTTGAGGATCACGCGATCTTTCGCGCGCTTCTCAGCCATCGCAAACGGGTATGAGTTTTTGTTGTTGTAGGGGGTGGCCTCGCCGATAGACCATTCGACCTGGTCGCCCAGGTGGCCGGTTACCAGCATGACGACAGACTTGGTCTGTGCGTCAGCCTCGATCATCACGGGCGCATCAAAGGTAATCCCCTTGTGCGCTGCCACCAGCTCAAGAGCTTTGTGCAACACCACTGGCGTACCGTGACAGTCCCAGACGGCGTCCTGGGGCGCGAGCTGCAGCTCCTGGAAGATCTGCTTTAGCTGCTCAGGGATTTTAGCCATTGCTCGCCCCTCCCTGTAATCTGCCAAACAATCTCCTGCCGGCCTCGATCATTCTTGGCGCGCTCGCCGCTGTCGCGGACCAGGCCCATACGCTCGAGCTCGGTCAGCCTGGGCTTGACGCTGTAAATCCAGGCGTCCATCTTTTCGGCAACCTGACTACCAGTTAGGCCAGGGTGGGCTGAGGCGAGGCTTTGCAGGGCTTTGAGCCTCAGTCCACTTAGCTTAGGGGCCACAAACTCGAGCGCGAGCTGCTCGGTATCAGGGCCATGTTTATGAGCTGTCGGCCCAGGATCGCCAGGCCAGGCAAGTTCTTTTTGCAATTCAACCTCCCATCAACAGGGTGACAAGCACCGCAAAGCACCAAAGCGAAAACACGGCAAACAGAGACAGGACAACCACCCCGGCCACGCGCAGCGCCTCACGCAGTCTCGAATAGGGCCGGAGCTGCCGGCCAGCATCATCCACATGCAGCTGTATCAATCTTTGTCTCATTGGATCCCCCACACGCGCTTGGCCTCGGCGATGTAGCCAGGTGGCTCACGCCAGGCGATTTCGTTGAAGTCTGGCGCGACCATGCCCAGGAGCTGCTCCTTCGTTTCAGCAGCGCGTAGGAGGTTTTCGGTGCAGCGATGTTGGACCTTGATCTCCTCGACCACGTCAGCCAGGAAATCATCCTTGAGCTCGTCACAGTTTTCGGGGTGCAGGATCCGATAGTCGGAGGCATTGGCGTAGACTAGGAAAGGCGGTTGTCCGCCGTTAAGAGCCCAGAAGCCGGCTGCCTGGAAGACGTTGTTCAAATCGAACATGCCAGTCAGTGAGCTGGGCAATGATGCGTTTTGCCAGCCTGACTTCGAGCGCTTGCTGGGGCTCGACCATTTTGTCTTGAGATCGCCCCGGCTGTTATAATCGGGCCTGGTATTGTGGGGCAGGGCCAGGCCTGGCAGCTTCTCGAGCAGCTCAATCTCGCCCAGGATCCTGTTGTCGCGAGCCATTGCCTCGCGAAGACCCATTACTGCGTGATCCACGACCGCTGGCAGCTCTTCAATATACTTCTGATGCCTGGCTGCATCGGACCCATCATCCCACTCACGGGGCTTGTAATCGCGATAGCGGGACAGCTGCTCTTCGATGGCCTGAGCTGGATCAAGCTCCTCGATCAGGATCTCGTCACAAGCGTTCTGCACCTGGATGCCGGCAAACATTGCAGCTGAGCTGGCGCCATTAATTTTTGGATCGAGTCTATTAACGATATCCCAGGCGTTTTTCTTTTGCTCTGGGCTGCTGCCGTCGTCCTTTATTGTTTCCCAGGCTTGTCTGAGCAGGGGCCGGACGTGGCACTTGTCAAAGAGTGCTTTCGCCCTGGGCCGGCGAGGGTTGGAGTGCCAGAAGTAGTGATGCCTGGCTGCCCAGTCTTCGGTGTCAAGTAACATATCTCATCTCCACGATTAAATCGTGAAGGAGCGTATGCTATCATGACGGATTACGTCAAGTCACTTGTTAAGCCTAATATCGAAGCCCCGTAAGTCTGGGCGCAAAATCATACCTAACACTGGCGTTGCCCAAACCAGTTTTTGGTTTCGCAATGTATGTAGCTGGTCGCCATTGTGTATTGTGTAGCGGTTGCCTGGCTCAGGATATAACATGCCTGCAGCAATACGAGTTTGATTGCCATGATACTCATAGGGCTCTTCGGTCATTGCATAACACTCAAAGCCTTTTGCATCATTGTGAACATATTTATTCTTTATGGGATCAATGAAGACGGCTTCCAGCCCATTTTGTAGGTATTGCCAGACGCCTGTGTATTCATCTGAAATATCCCAGCTGATGAACGCGATCTTTTTTGGGTCGTGGAATCTACTGTAAACATCGCCGAATGACTTGTGCGAAACATCGCGCTTTATCCGGCCACCCTTGTTGATGCTACACATGCCAAGCAGTTGTGTCGGCGGCAGCGGAAATAACACGTCCTGAGCTGAGCAATCAAGGATCTTGGCGTATCGCTCGGCGTCCTGAAGCGTCATCTGTATCTTGCCGTGTATCTGGCGCGACAAAGTCTCTGGCGTAATACCCTTAAGGGCCGCCACCTCTTTTTTCGCCATGCCGGCTTTCTGGATCATTGATTCTAAATTATTCGCCATAATTGACATACTAGTCCTCCTGGCATTGATTGCCAACCCGTTCTAATTGAGATAAGGGACTTGGCAAAATCTGTCAAGACATGATACAAACATCGCCATGACACTTGAGCAATGGCGATTAAAAAAGGGCTGGTCAAAGTCCCAGCTGGCACGAAAGCTCGGCGCAAGCCACGCGAAGGACGTGACCAGGTGGTGCATCCGCCCAGGCGGTGACGGCCAGGTGATACCTGGTCGAACCTACATGGCGAGGATCATCGAGGTGACGGGGGGCGAGGTCATGCCGAATGACTTCTACATGGCCCGTGACTGAGGACCAGCTGCAGAAACAGGTCGTTGACTGGCTGCAGCTCGCTCTGCCCCCAGGCTGTGTCTTTCATCATTCTCCAAACGAGGGCACCAGGCACGTCGCTTTCAAGCAGAAGCTCAAGCGCCTGGGCACCAGGTTCGGCTGGCCGGATCTCGAGATCTTTGTGCCGGGCGACCAGGCTCACGGCGGGGTCAGCTGCGCGATCTTCATCGAGCTCAAGCGCCCAAAGGGCGGCAGCCTGAGCGCCAACCAGAAACAGATTCGAGACGAGCTCGAGGAGGCCGGCTGCCACTGGTATCTGGCCAGGTCGGTTGACCAGGTCGCTGAGGCTTTGGACATGCACGTCCAGCTGAGGGCGTCATGACTAGGCGCGCGGCAGCATTGGCAGAGGCTGTCCGGGAGATAGCGAGGCTCGAGCTCGAGGGCATGGGCCTGTTCCTGATCGCCGAGCTGTACAGGATCCCGGTGCGTCGGCACCGCAGCATTTATTTCTCGAGCTTCGACTCAAGCCACCTGATGCTGCCCGAGTATCTGCAGGGCCGGCCAGGGACGCTGACGCTCGGTTATGTGCAAGAGCAGCTCGCTGACCAGGTCGAGGAGATCTGGGATCGCGAGGATGCCAGGGATGGCGTCACGCACATGAGGAAGGCTAGTTGAGCGGCTACGAAAATTGTGTCGCTTGTGGGCGCCAGCACCACGTTAAAGCTGGCACCTGGGTCATGCTCGCCAGCGGTGACCTGGTTTGTGCAAACGATGTCTGCTGGCGTGTGATGACAAAATGGTACAAGGAGAAAACGGAT